GCAGTTTTGCATCATTGGATTTGGTGTCTTCAGATAAATGAATTTAATTTTTTCTCCTTCCTGAATGATAGGATACTTATTAGTTATCTTGTTCTTGCGAACATAGTAATTATAAAGTAAGGAACCTCTCACATGGATAGGTGTTCCCTTGCGATAAATGTCATGGGAACATTTGTATTTGGTCATGCCATTGCATCCACGGGGGAAAGCAATGTTCGCATAGTCCTGGTTTCTAGTATCTTTTTTTACAAACTCAATGAAATCAATCAAGTCTTCATTAGTTTGTGTCAAGATTAATTTGAATGCATGATATAGTTTATCGCGATAGTATTGTGGTGTGGATGAACGAGCAGTCTCCAAACCACAGATTTTCATCTTAGGTTCTTTATATCGAACCCCTTCACTATCCCAGACGTTGAGAATATATCTCTTCTTAGCAGTCCAGACGCCACGATTAGCGATGTTCTCTCGCTTCATGACCATCTTCTGCTGGTATGCGTTCATGTAAAGGGCGAGCTCTTGGTAAGAACTTTCAATATACTTTTCAAGTTCCACTTGACACACCTTGTCAAGGAACCCGACAATTCCTTCATCAGTCTTCTCTCTGTTGGCGTATACAATTTCAACCAGAGGACCCAAGTTAAGATACACAGAGTCGGTATCAGAAGCAATAACGTAATCAACATTGTCAGTCTTAAGAATCTTGTTTAAGTATTTGTTTAACTTCTCTTGAATCCATCGAATCGCGAGTTGACCAGAACAAGTAATTGCTTCTGCAATCTCAAGTCGAAAGTATCTAAAGTGTTCACTGCCGATAGCACCATAAGCAGAGTTCAAAGAGATCTTCTTTGCCATCTGGATGTTATTGCAGCGAGCAATCTCTTTCTTCAATTCAATAGTAGGAGTCTTCTCATACTGCTGCTTGGCTTCAAGCATCTTCTTCTTATAGATGACACGAGAATCATACATTTTCTGCATCATCATGGGAAGAAATCCCATCTCATCATTTTTATACAGAGTGCCATTAGCAGCAAGACAATCAGTAATACCAGATGTGTCTATCTCTTTCTCAAGCAACTTATCAATAGTTGCTGTAGGGTGTCGGTTTGGGAGCAGGGTCTCTGGTGAGAGGTTATACTGCATGATAAGATGAGGGTATAGACTATTAAGGTCAAAGCTGACAACCCAGTCATAAAAACCTGGTTTAGGTTCCTTAACGTATGCACCAGCATACTTAGCGTCTTTTCTTGCTTCCTTCTTGGGGGGTATTGCAATGTTTCTCTTTAGCAACTCGACGTAGATATAATTATCCCACATGCGAACTTGAGAAAATACATCCTCAAAGTTTACCTTAGCATCGTATGCCATGGTGAAGGCAAGTTCTAGCAACTTCATCTTGTCATCCAACTGGTCAACCAGGCGAACGTCAATGATGTTGTATTCTACAAATTTATGCCAGTCTTTAGTATAGAACTCTTTGAATGTATCAAACTCACTATGATCTAGTTTTTTTGTACCAAGTTCTACACTAGCAATATGATCCAAACGATAAGATGCTTGGTTAGTATAAGTAAACTTACGATACAACTCAAGATAGTCTAACGTTGCAACACCAGAGATGTCATAAGCAATTTGCTTGCGACCTTTAATGTAAATCTCACGACAATATGTAGACTTCCATGGTGACAATAACTTAGCGTCACGCTCACCAATAACACGTTCGATACGCTTACTGATGTAAGTCATGTCGAACAACTGCACGTTCCACCCAGTGATAACATCAGGGTAGTTGCTCATCCAGTAATGGATGAATGCCTGCAGCATACCAACCTCGGTACTGAAGTGCATGTAGTCCACATCCTTGTGGGTGTTATCAAACGCATAACGTCCGAACACCTGGATGCGTCTTGTGCGACTATCCTTCAAAGAGATTAGAAGGATCTCCTGGTCGGCAGTTTCGATATCAGGGAACCCATTCTCTGCTGCTGTCTCGATGTCAAGTGTGAACACACGAATCTGACTTGAGTCAAACTCAATCTGATCTGCAGGATATTCTTCTGCAATGTATTGATTCAGATAGCGAGTTTGACCACAGATCTCAAAGTCAGGAATGTCTTTATGATCATCCACAAACTTTCTTGCGTCACGAATAGTTCCCTGCTGTACAGGACGAACGTTCTTACCATCCAGAGTCTTCCAGCGAGAAGGTTGTTGGGTGGGCAGATACAACGTAGGGTTAAAAGGGACCTTATCGCTGAACTGGTTTCCGTTTTGGTATCCACGAACCTGGATATTATTACCTGCTTGCTGAACGCTGGTGTAAAACTTCATTCCTCTTTTGCTTTTAAGTCATAGTATAGTGAAGAGAACATTGGCGATGGATCAGCAATAAATGTAATATTTTCTGAACGAATCGTCAGTTCTCTATCTTCGCTGTAAGGGGGAAAGGGCACTAGCTGTTCCATTACCCCGTTTACCTCACATGCGTATTTTAGCATACAATCGGGTTGACCGAACTCAGTACCATCAATTTCTTCAACTTCTGCTACGATCCAGTGACCATCAATTTTCAGGAGTTTCAGCATCCGATTCCTCCTGTGCAAGTGGGGTAGCAATAGGATGCTGATCAGTATTTCCTGCAACTCCAGCAGTAGGAGGAGCATCGACACCAACAACTTCAGTGATCTCTGCTAGTTGTGCTTCCATGTTAGGGTTTGTTTGACCCTCTTCCCACTTAGGAAGTTCGTTATCCTGTTGGGCAACCAGAGAAGCAATCTTCTGGCGGTATGCACCATCCAGACCTTGATCAGGAATACCGATTGCTAGAATGCTGTCATAGGGCACACGGAATTGATAATCGATAGAGTAAGGGCACCACTTACTGAACTTCACTTGAAGGTCATTCTCGGCAGTAGGGTTCTCGGCAGGAACCAATTCCAGAATATAAGGGTTTCGCATGATCAGGCAGATGCCACGGCGTTCTTCGCCTTCTCCTTCAAATGCTTCTTGTAGTTCACAGATGACACGTTCGCCATTTTTAAAAACGATAATCTTATCAGACTCAGACATAGTTCTCCAATCTTTTTAGTAGTATAGCACGAAATTGCAAAGGGGGCAACCGCCCCCTGTGACAGATATTTATTTGACTTCGTAAGTCGTTCGTCTCATGTGGTCTGGAATAATTTTTTCTAAACTCACGACCAGCATACCATCCTCAAACGTCACGTCCACAACTCTAACATCGTCACCGAGTTGCCAAGTATTCGCAAATGATCTTCGCGAGACTCCTTTGTGTAAGTATTCTGTTTCAGTATCCTGTCTTGTAGTGTTGCTGGTAACCTTGAGAATGTTTGATTCAGTAGATACTTCAATCTCCTCTCTTTTAAATCCTGCGAGAGCAATTTGAATTTCGTAATTACTGGCGTCATGTTTGATTAAATTATACGGGGGGTAGTTTTTATTATGATTGGTCATCGAATCTAATCGATGGAACATATCATTTAAACCTACAGCATGAGGTAGGTATAGATCCCATGTATGCGTCATTAGTGTTCTCCTTAGATAAGCGAGATGTTTGTATGGACCCCGAAGGCATCCTTTACTATTTAATCAAGACACAAAAAAAGTGATGTAGTGTTCACCGCATCACTTTATAAGGGTTTCCGACTTTTGTAGAGACCGCACGAAAGGTCTCAAATTTATTTATGCTTCTGGTTTTTTACGACCAATATTATATTTGGACTCCAATGTCCACTCTCCCTTATCTTTATATGAAAGAACTTTAATTTGATTGAGTGCTGCTACGTCTTCAATTTGAGTTTTATCAACAATACCAATCAGTCCCCAGTCCGATAAAAGTTGTGCAATACGATTACGACGTTGCACATCATTTAAAGACAAGTTAGTATTTTTACCATCAAGAGCAAACAACTCTTTGAAGTGAACGATATAATACTTACCTTGCTTGTGTAGGATATGACAAGACTGATATAATTTTCTATCTCTCCTAGAAGCAACACCAATACGAGTGAGTGTTTCACGAACTTTCAGAAAATCATCTGGTTCATTCAACAACACCTCAACCATATCTGATGGTTGCCACTGAATTTCAATTTCATTCATCTGTTACCGCCTTTATCTAATAATTTTTTAATCTGCTCAAGTTCAGAATTAGTAAGAATTCTAAGGGCGGCAACTGCTTTACTATGGTTGTATCCATAATATTGCTTCACCAATTCAAGGTTCTCTAATTCACCTTTACGCAACCAGGGAGAAAATCTTTTCCTCGGCTTCAAACTATTTAGATAAAAATCATATTGCATCTGTTTGTCCAAATGATTATGAATGTTCATCTCATTGGCAAATAAAATGCTATCCGTAAATCCAGATAGACACTTGTTTATAATGAATGGTGGATAACCTTTAACAGCTTCAGGATTTTGTCTCAGTAAATTATGCTTAGATTGATTAATTGTATACAAGTAATCTTTCAGTTGGTAATTTTCCATTCTTTTTTTGTTTTGAAATACAATTTATAGTATCGTCCTTTCATTTCTTCAAGGACTTTCATATCTTCATCAAATCCCATCCACTTGAGATATTGATACGTACCTTCAAGATCACTGATAAGCAATAAAATATTGGTGGGGGATACTTCCCTACCACCATGCTGATATTCTTTAGGTATCATTAGAATTTAGCAGTGACACCAACTACCTTAGCATTGGGGTTGCGAGCAAGAGCAACTTCCTTTGCTTCCTCATAGTTGCGAGCATAGACTTCCTCAGCAAAGAGGCGACCTGCTACGTAGAGTCTGACTTCACATTTCATAGTTGGTTAGGACGAGTTCCTTGCGAGACGCTTGATCTGTATTATAACTCCCCACGCTCCTCATGGTGTAAGTGTGTGCAAATTCAGCAGCTGTCCACCCCTTCTTGAAGCGGTCTCGGATCAGTTGCGACGAATTGTAACTAACAAGTTGATGAGAGATAAAGCGATCACAATCAGAAGCAAACTGATCGTGGTCGAATCCTTTGTGCATGCTTCCTCGCTTACCATAAAGATTAGATCCGATCTCATAGGGGGGATCGAGATAGACGAAGGTTGACTTGCTATCGCAAAAGAGTTCTTCATATGAAAGTTTAGTAATTTTCCACTTGGAAATCATTCCTGAATATTCAGGGAGTTTACAAATGCCTCGCATCGAGAAATTGCTATCTGACGCTTGCTTGCTGAAGGACGAGGACTCAGTGAGACCAGAGAAAGAGCACTTATTGACAATATAAAAACACACAGCACGAAGTAGATCGGACGTAGAGGCATCATTTAATTGGTCCTTGGAATCTAGAAATAAAGTTTTTGCTGATGTTTGATCTGGATGATCGTTCTTAAGATCCTTCAGCAAGGAAGAAAGTTCATCACCTTGATCTTGAAGAACACGCCAGAAGTTATAAAGTGGATCGTAAAGATCATTGACCCAGATGTCTAGGTGTGGGTATCGCTTACCAATTTCCAACGCCACAGAACCACCACCAATAAATGGTTCACGATAGTGAGTGTACTCCTTAAGATCAGGAATATACTGAAAGAGTTTACTCAGGGCACGACTCTTACCACCAGGATATCTAAGTGGCGTCTTTAAAGACTTCAATGTCTGGGGCATGGTATTTAAGGTATTCACGAAAGATCATTTTCATTTCACGCTCTGTCATTCCACAATGAGCAGCAGCATGGGGTAGGTTCATTGTAGCATGAAACAATGCTTCATTTGCTTCTGCTACATTTTCAGGTGTCGTCTTCACTTTCGACTTCTTCAAAGTCTTCGATTTGTGATGCAAGGACGACATATTGTCCATTGATTTTGTACTCATGCTCTCCTTTGTCTTCATTGAATCCTAAGTATTTAAGATCATCATCCTGAAAATCATTCTCTCGAAGGACTGCTTGGATTCTGTGATGAATGAGATCGGCTTTACTGATTTCCATAATTATAAATTATTTGAATTCACATCCCATCATTACTTCAGTCAAGCAAGCAAGAAGATTGACTTCCTGATCAGCAACAAAAGCAATCTGGTATTGATATCTAGCAAGAATCAAAACTGCTTCGGGAATGTACTTGGGTTTAATTTGTTCGTATAGAAGATTATAGATTTTACGCATGACGATGTTTGGATCATTGTCAATATTTTCAATGACCCACTTACGTACAGTAGTAAACTCTTTATTCTTTAATGCTGCCAATAGAGAATCAAGATTGATGTCTGCAATATCAACTAAGATATCAGTGTTAATTTTTCCTGATGCTGAATGACGTTGAGTTTCATTAATCAAACGACGCCAGTCAGGAAAGTAACGACCAATAAGTTTAACAAGAATTTTGTCTTCGTACTCAATTTCATTCTCGTCAAGGATTTCTTTCAAGCGACCAAAGAACTGTGCTTGCAACTTTTGTTGCTGACTCTTATTGATACGAAAGTCTACAACTGTGCATCGTGAGTGCAGTGGTTCAATAATTTTATTTTGGAAGTTGCAAGTAAAGATGAAACGGCAGTTGCTGTGAAACGCTTCCACAAAGGCACGTAAGGAGAGTTGCACGTCATGGGTGGTGTTGTCTGCCTCATCGATGATGACCACCTTGTGAGGCGCTCCTGAGGTTAGTGAGACTGTAGAAGCAAACTGCTTGACTCGATTACGTACGGTGTCCAGGAAACGTCCCTCGTCTGACCCGTTAATGACGATGTAAGAGGCACCAATCTCCTCACACAACGCTTTAGCAACAGTGGTCTTACCGACGCCTGCAGACCCCAGGAGAAGCAGATTAGGGATCTCTCCCTGCTCTACAAATCCTTGAAATGGTTTCTTAAGATTGTCAGGCAGAATGCAGTCATCGATTTTTTGGGGACGATACTGCTCAACCCATAGAAACTTTTTAGTCATCAAATTCCAATGCAATATAATAGACAAGATCCAAGCGAGTGTGACGCCACTCGGATACTAGATGCTCAGACACTTTAACATGATAGTCTCCTGGTTGGAGACGAAGGTGTTCCACTTTGAGAACCAGTTCGTAATCACCAGTTGTATCCCCAGCAATAGTTTGACAATAATCATTACTAGTTTCGTTTTCAGAATCACGAAGATACAAACTAATTTGATTGTCTACGGATTTAAAAACAAGATCAGTTAGATTGTAAACTGCTGCTGCTTTTTGTAGTGACGTGATGTCTTCCCATGTGATATTAAAAGCGATGTCTCCACCAGGAAATTTAATATTTTTTTCGGGAGCAGACTTCAAAGTAATCTCAGGATCTGAGAAGAAATACTTTGCAGAGCGACCACGACTACGAATAGTCACATAGTTATCGTTATCGAATTCCAAGATTGGATCCTGGAATAAAGTCAACCCAGCAAGGAACTGGTTGAGATCATAGATACCGAACGTTTGAGGAAAACTCTCTTCACATGAATATTGTGCAAGAGCATTCTCTCCGACGCTGATTGTCTTCAGTTGATTACCCTTGCGAATGAGGATAGAACCATTGATTGTGGAATAGTTCTTAAGAACCTGAAGAGTCTGTTCAGAAAGAATAACTTTGTTCATTGTGGATAGGGTTCGGTTTTAGCAGACTTGTCACTAAAGTGAAGTAGCAGAAGTGCATAGTGTAGGATTTTAATAATGTCGCGACGGGCAGTGCCTTTACGATCATAGCGCGAAGCATACTTGAGGATGTTGCTACGGCAGAATGCCTCAGCGTCTCCACATGCTTCAATTAGATCTAACGTTTGAATGGCATCATTGCCAGCAGAATAGTGTTGTCCATATGTTCCAGAAATGTAATCACGTAGCTCTTGGATAAGAGCGTCTTCATTGTATTTGGTCATTTACCCCAGATGTATTCGATGTTGTCATGATAGCACTCAAATAACGTGCCGTCAATAGATTTCATAGTAAGTTTAAATCCCTCACCTTTGATTATTTTTCCAGAGCGATGGTTACAATCCTTAAGGATTGCTACTCGCCCAATGTATCCATGAAAGTTTTCACTGGTCATAGTATGGTCTCTCATCGCTTTCCTCCATTTCTACTTTCTCATCAAGTTTGGTATAGACATCAAGGAAGAGAGTTTTTGTTTCTTCATCAAATCTATTGACACAAACTTTGATTGCCTTGTATCGGTCGCCCCAAATGGAATAAGCACGAATGATATGAGACAAGCGGCGAGTAGAAATAATTTCATCCACGCCACCATCAGCAAACGTCTTGCGAATAACGTCAGCCCAGTCAGCAAGTTTAGCACAGAATTCAGGATCTGTCACCCCAATATTCGCACCAATTTTTTCAAGAATTTTAGTCTCAATTTTGGGAGTGGGATACTCTTGCTCAAAGGTGAGAGCAAAGCGTTCCAAGAATGCTTCATTCAATACGTTAGTACCAATAAAGCGACCATCATCAGAACCCTTACCCTTGGTGTTAGCAGTAGCAATGACATTGAAACCAGCAGCAGGTCTCACATAGCGACCTGTCTTCTTCAGGAACACACCTTTACCTTCAAGGATGGATTGAAGGCATAGAATTTTGTTGGAAGCAAGGTCAACTTCATCGAGTAGCAGGATTGCTCCACGTTCGAGTGCTTCAATGACAGGTCCATTATGCCAAACAGTTGACCCATCGACAAGACGGAAACCACCAATAAGATCATCTTCATCAGTTTCGATTGTAATGTTTACACGAATCAACTCACGTCCTAGAGCAGCACACGCTTGCTCTACAGAGAAAGTTTTACCATTACCAGACATACCAGTAATGAATGTAGGATAGAAAAGACGAGAAGAAATAATTTTCTTCAGATCAGTAAAGTTACCGAACGGGACAAAGCTATTATCTTTAAGTGGGATGAGGTTCATTTCTTCCTGATCAGGAAACTGAGTTTCCAACTGGTCACGTGTTTCTTCAATGGTCAGGTTCCATTTGCCGCGAGCAACATTGTACTGACAGAGACGCTTGACGGCAGTAGGATATGATACAGAGAAATAGGTTGCTGCAGCACGAACGTGATCAGTATTAATGTCAGAACCAAAGGTCTCGGCAAGATAAGAAGTAATTTGAGAAGTGGTTAAATCAGACTTGGCAGGCATCGGTTTGTTTCGTATGAAGTAAGTATAGGGCAGAGTGGGGCAGAGTCGAGGGCAGAGTGGACACTATGCAATCTGACTGATGAAGTGGTTCAAGATATCTTTGTTGTTTTGCTTTTGCTTCAGTAGTTTTTTGAAGGCAGCACGGACTTGAGTTTTAGAAGAACCAGCATCAACATCAAGTGTTGACTCTTCCTCTAATTCAGTACGCACACTAGATTTACCAGAAATAACATACAAAGCATCATAAGAAGTAGGATTCGGAAGAATAACTGATTTAGTTTTTTTCCAATCTCTATACAATTTATCAAGTCCATCAACAGAATCGTTGCAATAGCGGCGATAGAAACTGGCAAGACCACCACCACCTTCAAGAAGACGGATACCAATTATGTTAACAGATGGATGCGTCTCCTTTAAGTTTTCAATGAAGACGTTTGTTTGCTCATCCCAAGACTCTAGTTTGCTGTATGTACAACCCAAGTTACGATCGCGAAGAGTAACACTAGTAGAATCTAAACGTCGTGCAAAAATCATTTCTTTATCATCATCATATGTAGACTCATGACCATACATAGAACCACAAGATTCTCCATCAGTCAAAATACAAACATTAACATTACTGACTCCAGTAGTCTTCTTAAACCCAGGAATGATTGACTTCATAACAAGGATAGATTCATTGAGAGGAGTTCCAGAGAGACTCATACCAATTGTTGGTGGATAACCAACATAATATTGTAATGAATATACTTCACGCCATATGTTAAGGCATTGACGTTCCCAGTTTTTGCTGTTAGTACGAGATGAAAAAATATTCATCATGCGAAAGTACTGCTTGCTTACATAGACTTCATTTTTAATAAGTCTTTCAGTAATTAGTTTTGGAAAAAATTCTCCAACTTGATTTTCCATTGAGCGTTCAGCACCAATCCACTCATTAGTAAATGCATAAACTTCAAAAGGGATATGTACTTTTTTACAGAACATACAGAGAGTCATTAGTTGCTTTAAAGTAGAAAGCAACGTGGTGTTCATGGAACCAGACCAATCAAGAATAAAAAGAAGACCATGATTTTTACCTTCAGGAATAATTGTTACTTTCTTGAACAAGTCGTCATTGTGTTTGTACGTATGTAAGATACTAGTATTGAGAACTCCAGTACGTGAGGTTTGCTGACGAGCATATGCGTCAGCTGCTTTCTTACATTCAAATTCTTTTACAAGATAGTTTACTTCTTTCTGAACAGACTTTTTAAATTTTCTATACTCTAAATCAACCCACGAAAAACCATCTACGTCAAGACCCTCTTTCTGATTGTCAATCCAATTATGAATTACATTCCAATCAACAACATAATCAGAAGCATCCAAGGTAGGAATGTCAACATATACATTTCTTGAATAAGAAATTCTACTAAGACTCTGTGATTGCTGATCAAAATTATTTTGAGTATCAGAAGAAGAAATATCACCACCAGCTGGTGCAGCACCATTCTCGTTTTCTCTGCGCTGTGCTTCTTCCAGCATCTCTTCGTGTGTCATGACTTCTTCACCACCTTCCTCACCAGATTCTTCGTCATTGACACTTTGACTTTCGGATGATCCAGAACTACCATCACCACCAGACTGAGGAATATCTGCAAGGTTCTCAAGATCTTGCTGCTGTTCTTTAGAATATTCCCAGATCTCTTCAGCAACTTTTACTGCTTCATCAAAAGTCTCTGTGTTTGCAGTTTTGTCTACCAGAATTTTTTCTTCTGCATTGAAATGAATAACAACTTCAGCAACACCAATTTTAAAATATAAATTGATACGATCAATCAATTTTAAACTATCAATATTTTCTTCAGCAATACCAAAAAAATCATCGTCATTGAGTTCGCGATATCCATTGAAGAAACATTTACGAAGACCAGGATAACGACGCTTCATAAGTTTTTCAATACGCGCATCTTCAGTCACGTTCACATAATCTTTAGGGCAATTGAATCCATCCCACATAGGAGTATATAAAGCATGTCCAACTTCATGTCCTACCAAAAGATCATAGACTGTACTAGATGCTTTATCCCATTTTGGTAGAGTCAATATACGATTATCTACATCGAAAGATGCTGTATTCACAGAACGATGCTCAACCAAAAGGTTTTCAGTAGCAAGTAACTTAGCAAGTTTGCCTTTGATCTCTTGTGTTTGCATGGTGTCTTTCTTTCTATGCAACCAGTATACACAAAAAAAGGGGGTCGTTAGACCCCCCTATGCCACTTCTAGTATTGGAACACGCTGTCCTGAATACCGACATCACCCTTAGGCATAACGTTAAATGCCAAAGCATTACGTGTCCACTGGGATTTGTTTTTTAATACTTTATGTCTTAGTTCACTAGGAAACATAACAATCAATGCATGTTCAGGTTGAATGTTCCAAGCAAATGCATTAAAGAAATTAAATTCAGATACTTTTACACAGACGCTATGTGGATTAGAATCTGTAAATTGAATTGGTGCAGTATCTTTTTCATACTCACCATAGTATATGATACCACTGAACCAAGCATTGCTATGCATATGTTCTTCACAGAATCCATCTTCGTATGTTCTAGCAAACCATGAAGTTGTAAATTGAACATCACAAATGTATCCCATGATTATCTGAACATAGTCATGAACAATGCTATGGAGTTTTTGCTTAAGAACAGGGTTCATGTCAAGAACATTTTTCTCTGTACTAACTGCTCCTTTACAACCATCAGTTCCATCGTCTTCATTCCAATTGCATTTCACTTCAAGATCTTGAAGTTCCTTACATATAGTTTCATCTACGTGGTGAGTAGAAACTGCTTTAGCAAATAAAGGAAATAATTCCCACCCGTCATCTGTTTTTAGAGTTGGGTAAGTCATTCTTCGTTAATGGTTTCTCTCACCACAGAATAGTTCTTAATTTTTTCTACGTTCAATGTTCTATCATATTTGTCAGTCATTTGTTCTTTGTGAGAGATAACGTAGATAGAAACACTATCATCAAAATTTCTTAGGATCCATCCTAAATCACTACCACCTTGATGATCTAATGAACCATCAAAGATCTCATCTAAGATAAGGAGATTAGTATCCACACTATTCTTAAGTTTAGCAATGCTACGCCAAGTAAGCAGAAGAGCAATATCAATACGAGCTTTCTCTCCTTCACTGAAAGATGCGTAGGAAAACTGATCTCTGTAACGCGACTTAATAGTTTCCTCAAAATTTTCATCAAGACTAAAGTTAACGTAGAATTCCATCCCCTGAAGATACTGATTAATCAGTTTATTCATTGTGGGAAGATACTTCTTTATAATTCTAGTCTTAATTCCGTTATCTTTCAACAACTGAGAAGCAACACTTAACACATCTTTATCTTGTTTAGACTCAGACATGCGAAGTGCTAGTTGTTTTTTCTCTTCAACTAAACTTTCCAGTCTAGTGAATGCTTCTTTTTTATCCCCGCCACCAGACTCTAGGTCTTTAATATCTGTCTCTACATTCACAATAGACTTACGAATCTGAGTGATCGCAAAGTTTGATTGTGAAATTGCATTATTTTTATCAGTGATTTCTGTAGAAATTTCATTCCATTTATAGAAACGTTTTTCTTCATCACCAATTGCTTGCAGGATTTCATTATAACCTAGAGACATTTCATCTAGTTTTGTTTTACCAGATTCAATTTTGTCAGATCTAAACTCTTCAGTCAATTCTTGTGTACAGGTAGGACACACATGATTTTGTTCAAAGAATTCATGTTCTTTTTTGCAGGCAGTTAATTTAGAACTAACCTTAATAAGAAACGTATTAAGTTTCTTAAGTTTTTTGGAAGATTCAGAATAGTCCCCAATTTGCGTATTGAGTTGTTCTATAACATTATTAGTTTCTTTAATAACCAAGTGATGTTTGTTTTCCTCATCCAGTAACTCAGCAATTTTAATTTCTTTGTTAGAAATATCTGCCTTGTTTTTCTTGTCAAGTTCTAACAAGTATGATTTTTGAAGACTAACTTTTTCTTTAAGGAGATCAATTTTATAATCAAACTCTTTAAGTTCATCATTATTCTCACGAATTTTATCTCGCAATACGACATTCATCGTAGAGAAGATTTGAATATCCAAGATGTCTTCGATGATCTCACGACGTTGAGCAACAGGCAAACGCATGAATGGAACAAACGTAGAAGAACCAAGCACCACGATTTGCGTGAATGATTTATAGTTCATCTTAAGTATGTTTTGCTCAAGATTTTTCTGTTGATCTACTGTAGTGCTTTCTTGATTCCACAACTGGTCATTGCAGTAGATCTCAAAAATATTTGGTTTGATACCACGAACAACTTTATAATCATTGTTCCCAATACTAAACTCAATTTCAGTAATGCAATCTTTTTCGTTGATACTATTAATCAACATTGGTTTGTTGATCTTACGAAATGGTTTCCCAAACAAAGAAAAGGTAAGAGCATCTAGAATAGTACTCTTACCTGCTCCGTTGTCACCAACGATTAGATTAGTTTTGTTTTTACAAATATCAACTTCGGTGAAGACGTTCCCTGTAGAAAGGAAATTCTTCCATCGAATCTTTTTAAAGGTTATCATGCAAGAACGTCTTCAGGGGGAATCAATAGGTCATCAGGAGTTATTATAGCATACTTTTGATCTCTTTCAACACATGCGTTCACAATAATTTCCTGGTCAACCTCGGTAATGCTCAAGGGCATTTTCTTTTCAGTCAGGTCATGCATCATAATGTTGTATCTATTTGCATCATCAAACTCTATAAACAAAGGAATCACCTGTTCACCTACATCATTCAGAAGAGAAAATACCCCAGTCTCTTTGCCCACCAGAGTTAAGATAAACATTAAGCGATTTCGCAACTTTCAATATATAGAGATTTCATAAGATTTTTTAAATCATTTTTATTTACGGACATTTCTACTTCATCAATATACTCACTCAGCAATGTCATAGTATCTTTCACCTCAACATCTGCATCAGAATCATTTAGATCATCTTCTAGAAGTGTCTCAGCAATCTTCACATCATGAACTCCTACGTTGTAAAGACGATCAACCAATGTCTCGAACATGTGGTAATCTGTTTTTTGTTCAACAATGATTTTGATGTACTTGTCTTTATAACATGACACATCTTGTTTGTTGTAGTCCACACTGGTGTCGTCATAGAAGATTTTGTCAAAGATCTCATAGGGATTTGCGACAAACTTAAGTCGATCACTTTCAGTATCGTAGATATGGAAACCGCGAGCGTCTTTATAATCATTCCAGAACATCTGATAAGGGTTGCCAAGGTATTGAACATTACCTTTTTTTGATTGATGGTGATAGTGTCCAGACCAAACACGTTTAAAACGATGGAATAGTTTGTGATCCATACCATGATCCATCACCATACCAGCATTCATCTCAAATCCAGAAAGTTCTAGGTGACCACAACAGACATCTGCCTCACTAGTTTTCAAAAGTTTAAAGACTTTATCTTGATTTTCTTTATTGATCCAGGGAAGCATCAAGAATTTCTTACTGCCAAGTTTAAGATGCTTGGGTTCAGAATAAATTGTGATGTTATCGTATTGCTTAAGAAGCAACTCAGGTGAGTTGATCTTATTGGTGTTCTTGTAATACACACAATGATTGCCAAGCAACATGTGTACTTTATAGTTCTTCAGTCTATCGAAATAATTAGTCGTAACTCGATTACATACATTATAATCCATAGACTTTCTGTTATCAAATGTGTCGCCAAGATCAATGATCGTGGTGATACCTTCTTTCTCAAGCGTTGGAAAAAATACGTCGTCATAGAACTTCTGAAAGTAAGTCCAGAATGCCAAGGAACCCTTGCGTCCGTCTAGATGCTGGTCAGTAATTAATGCAATTTTCAAAGTTTGACACCCATAGAAACGGAAGTAACATACGTATAATCATCAAGTGTTCCATCCTGCAAACACTTAAGATGCCATCGTGTTATCTGAGCAACTCCTTTCTCAGTAGCACCAGTAATAAAGTTAGCACCATAAGGTTCTTTCAATACGCTGGTATAAAGACCAAAGCGAGTTGCTTTGACATAGAAAACGTCATCAATCCAAACTTGGTCTTCAGGAATATTCTTTTCAATAGTAGGATTAGATCCTAGACTAGTTGCTAATGTAGATTTCATCGGTTCATTCTTGTTTCAATATTTTCTTTGATGCTACCCATGTCAGAATACGATGCGTTCATACCTGCCATATCACCTTCGTAGCGTTCGGTATACATGACTTCCTGATAACCTGACTTCTCAAGAACACGCTGCTTGATCTCCAGTTGCTTCTTCTCCTTCTGTATGCGTCTCAGGAAGGCGTAGTAGATAATCTGGGTGAAGTATGCAAAAGGATTAGAACTCTTCTCTGGGTCGAAGTTATCGATGTATTGTAGGCAGTTCTCAATGCCATCACAGATCATGTCCTCACGGAACATGTAATTGACAAAGTTTGGTTTGTATGATAGGTGTGTAGCGATCTTAAGAAAGCACTCTCCAATGTAGTTGGTAACACGTGGTCGGTCTTTACCATCCTCTAGTGCTTTATGTACCAGTCTACGGTACTCAGTGATAGCAGCCAGAAACTCTTTGTTGTTTACGTAGTATTCTTTGTTCTTAGTTCTGGTCATGCTTTTACTTGTTTCCTTGGATCTATTATAGGTGATTGCAAACAATTTGTCAAGGGGGCTTGACAAATCCTCAGAACCTCAGTAGGATGACTCTGTTAAGGGTTCAAAAGATAACTGTATCTATTAGCTTCTTTTGAATAGAGATTCAAGATTCTTCTTGACTTCTTCTACTGAACCTACATAACCATTGTTTTTAAGTTTATTAGGTTCTACACTAACTTCACCTTTATCATCTTCTAGATTACCTAGATAGAATCTTTTGATTCTCTCATCCAATTCACTCATAGTAACTATTTGATTCATCTTTAATACAAACATGTCATCATAAGATGAATGTAACCATTCCTTTAAGACAAATCCTTCTACACGTTTACCATTCTTTTTTGAAGTATGGGTTTCAACTATCATTGGATTTTCTACTAGTAAAGAATCTTCTTCAGGTAAATAACATACCTTTGCAATAAGTTCTTCACCAGTAGATAATTTTATAGTTGAATAGAATTCTTCTTCCATTTATTTTCTTAGATCTATTTTTACTTTTTCATATTTAAAATTCTCTTCTTGATAGATCTTCACTCGTTCGTATAGATGTCTTAAAGTGTAATTAGATCTTGTTTCGTTAGAGATGTCATCAGCAATATCATAAAGTGTTGCGATGTCTTTACCTTCTCCCTTCCTCAGGACTCTACCAATTGACTGTAGGTTACGAACTCTTGACTTGGAAGGTGATGCGAAAATAATATTGTGTAAACGTTTAATGTTAATACCAGTAGAGAATGTTCCGTAAGATGCAATGATTACAGCATTGTTTTCTTTCTCTGCAATCTCTCGGACTTCTTCTCTGGAGTCTACGTCTACCGAACCATGGACGAAGAATACTTTTCTATCGTCACCAACAAGATTATTTATCATTTCATACAATGGTTCCCCATGCTTTTCCACATAGTTAAAAAGAAGCAATGTATTGCCATCCAAATCTTTAACTAGATTTTTGATGAGGTTGTTTCTTTTTTGACATGTAACAAGGTACTCCATTTCAGAATGGTAGTCCTCAAAGTATTGATACTCATGCTTGCACATAAGGATCTTAATACGGAGATTAGATAAGTATCCTTTTTTGATTAGGTCATCTGTCTTAGTGACTTTCTCACAGGCACCGAAGAGACCCTCTAACACCCACTTGTGAGTCTTGCTACCATCTAGTGTACCTGTGAACCCAAAGCGATACTTAGCGTTGTGTAGCTTGGTCATGATGCCTGTCAGACTCTTCGACTTAAATAGATGTGCTTCATCACCGATAACACACTCAATGTCATCGAAGTATCTTTTGGGAAATTTATAGATTGATTGCCAGGTTGAGATGACAACTGGTTTATCAGTATTCTTATCTTTGCCTGAATAAATGGTGTGACAATAGTCGTCTGCATTCCATCCATAGTCTTTAAAATCTTTTACCATCTGTTCTACTAGAGATGTAGTAGGAACAATTAATAGAATTTTTTTCTTTGTAGCAACATAGTATCTAACGATACTGTAGATCATTAATGATTTGCCAGATCCTGTAGGGGATACAAATAATCCTCTATTGTTTTTGAGTGCTTGATATACTGTATTATATTGATAGTCTCTAGGTGCATACTTAGAGATCTTATCCATAAAAACTTTTACGCCACCAGGAGATACAAAGTCATTAGACTCCTCTGCGTCTCCATACCATTCATTTTCTTCATACTCAATTGTGTAACGTCTTTCATTTGCCCAAAGTTTGAGATGATTTAACAACCCAACATACAAATCTCCTGTACCTGGAGAGTACAGACGAATCATTCCATCCCAGTATTTGAACCTAGGTTGTCTCTTCAGAAACTTTGCTTCAGGTAGTTCAAAAGAAAAATAATCTGATAGTTCATGATGAACGTGAGGTTCTGATTGAAGAGTCAGATAAACTTCATTCTTTTTTTTAATAACAATGTCGGACATTAGGTTCCATTAATAAATCTTTCCCATTCAATCGCATTTTTCACATGGTAGTTGCGAGCAGAAATTTGCTTTAGCACATGATCAAGATAATTTAATATCATCTCAATGTACTTAACTTTTGCTTCAATGTTAATGATTTCCTCATCAGCATCAAGATAGACTCTCATCTTTTCACTTGTTTTAATACTAGACCCAAAAGGTTTTTCGGCATAAGTTTTAGCATCTGCTTCACCGCCGTAATACTCTCGTTTTTCTTTTATGATTTTTCTTAATCCAAATTCTAGACTAGTCTTTACCTGTGAAAGATCTGTGTAATGGTTTAAGTATTTATTATGTAAGAAAGGGATCTCTAATGAGATCTTTCCTAGGTCTGCTGAGTATGATTTGTTACGGAACTCATGTTCTACGTAACTATCAGTCTTCCAGTCAGATTTAATTTTTTCAAAGAGATGATGTAGTTTGTCAAAATTCATACATTAGATCCTTAACGGATTATAAAATCAGTATACTTGAAAGCAACTTGTGCTGTGAAGTATTGTGTGTCAGTTTGTGTAGCGTCCATCGTGAGTCCCGTCAAACTGATTGGGAACAAACGATTAAAATCAATGATGTGATTTATATTAAAATTTGAAGTAGTGATGTGCAATTGACCCTGAGAAAATTCTATCTCATCATTGCTGTGCTCCTCAGATCCTCCATTCTTTTTAATCCATTCATGTATACTCTTGTAGTTTACAAGATCTTCATCAACTATAAATTGAACAAGTAGATCACCATAGGTAACTCCACCACCAGGAGTGACAGGGAAGTTTCTAAAGCGAGTAGGAACCTCTGTGAACGGCATGTTAATTTCAGGGATGCCTGCACTTTGGCAGAAAAAATCTACCCCCTCAAAAAGTTCCAACTTGAGTTGGAAACCTAAAGGAGATAGATAGTTTCTATTTTTTGGTTGTTCTTTATACCAATTAGCAGGCATTGTATGTCAGCATCCCAAGCACTACTATTTAGTCGTAGGTCCAATCTTCAATTTCGTAAAACGGACAGGGTTCTTCCATTAATACTTCATTCTTTGCCTTCGCTATACGTGCTCTCAGACCCTCTACATCGTCTTCTAGAATATCATCAATAAAGTCTAGGTCTTTCACTCTCGGAACTCCTGTAGGATGTCTAGGACTTGGTTGAGAGCATTATGTGCTCCTTCTTTTCTTTCTTCTGAGGAACAATCAAATGTAGTTGTCTCATCGTATAGTGCTGTCTTCAATTTATACACTCTTGCTAGCATTTCATGTTTATGCATACGTCCTCTAGGCACTTTAATACTCCATCATACACATATTTAATAAAAAAGGAACCCCTTAGGATTCCTAGTAACACTTTATGTGTGGATGCTATCACATAAACATTCTCCTACAGATTTTTTTACATTCTGATTGCTTCAACGAATCGCATTCTATCAAACATTCATAGTAGTCATTAAGTTTTTCTTGCTCCGAGGTTGCTTGGTTTATAGTATCTTCAAAATGTCGCCACTCATCTAACTGAGATCTTGACAAGAGATTGTGCATAAGGCACCTCGCATAATTCTTTTACTAATTATGTCAGGAAACTAAAACATTTAATTAAAGTGTATCAACAGATAACAATTATTATTTTCTGTATATATTACTACACAATATTTGTAAAGATAAAAAAAGACCCCCCTTTCGGGAGGTCTGAAGAAACCTGAAGTGATGGATCACATAAGGTTGGTAACTTGTACACGTCTGTAGTACATGTTGGCGTTTGCCGAGAGGGTTTCGCCATCGGGGGTGCCGTTGTAAGCGCCGTTGGTGGTGACGAATGGGTTGGAAACCATGCCGTAACGAGTCTTGAAACCAATTTTTGGTTGGAAGTTGTTAGGGTCGATGGAACGAACCATTTGGAGGGGAACGTAGGGGCAGTAGAATAGTCCTGCGTCATAAGGGGAAGTACCCTTATAACCAACTACGTAGTAGTGCTTATCGCTAAGGTTAGCAGCATAAGGATCAACATAGACCTTGATGCGACCATTGATCGTACCAACGCTAAGGTTGCCAGTGTCATCTACGGTACCGATTGCAGGACCGCCAGCGCCAGTTAGACCGCTGCTGTAGTCAAGAACGCCTGCCATTGCCAAAGCACTTGCAACGTCTGCAGAACAGATGAGGAAGTTGCCTTTGCCACGACGAGTGTCTTGTGCAATTGCGTTACAATCGCGCTCAATTTGGAACAGAAGTCCTTTGAACTTCTCAACGGACCAACGACCATTGCTGTCAACGTCGAGGTCAAAGATACCAGCGTTAGCAACGTTGTTTGCAGCACCAGGCTTAGCAACGCTGTATACGCGACGGACGACTTCGCGGTTGATTTCTGCAAGGACTTCGCTAGACAAGATGTTAGCAAGTTCCTGCTCAGCATCAAGACCATGAATTGCCTTAAGGTCTTGTGCCAGTTCCAAGGTGTATTCTGCTTTCAAAGCTCTGGACTTTGCAGTCACAGAAGTCTTCTCAATGCTGAATGACATCTCGCGGAAGAGTTTGCCAGCATCGCCAGCTTGCTCTAGGTTCTCGCGAGAGAATCCTTGGGGAACCTCGTAGGTGCCAGGTGAAGAATCGTTAAGCAGTGCAGGGTTGTTACCTTCTGCATCGCCACCGACGCCAGCGCCAGTTCTAGGGGTGTATGCACCAGTAGTTGCATCGAGACCAGCAGTGAATCCTGAATCAGGCTCGTTGAACAATGCTTCTTCGCCGCCTTGGTTCTCGTAGCGTGAACGCATTGCGAAGATGAGTCCAGTAGGACCGCTCATGGGTTGAACGCCACAAACGTCATATGCCATCAAGTTAGGCATTGCGCGGCGAACAAGACTGATCAGTACAGGGTCGAAACCTGCAAGACCACCCGTGTTAGCAGATCCGAGAGCGGATCCAGCAGGAGAAACAGTACTAGCGCCAAGGCTGTTGACTGCAACTTCTTGTAGCATTCCACGCTCTTCGCGTAGGAAGCGTTCTTGGTTTTCCAGAAGGACCGAGGTCACTGCTTTCTTGTAACGATCAGCAATAGGACTTGCTGCTTCGTTGTTGAGAACAGGTGACCACTTCTCCTGGAGATGTTCTGCGTTAAACATTGTGTCTCCGAAATTTTTATTGAGAATTGTGGATAGAATTATTTAGTGAATCACTGATTCCAGCGGTTCATAGCGTTAATGTATTGCGCCATTGCAGGCGAAACATCATCTGCGCTACCTTCTACTGGGGTTTCATCAGCAACTTCTGCCTTAATGACAGAATCCTTAGTGAAATAGGACTCCTTGATAGTGGTGAGTTTCTTGGAGAATTCCTCCTCGGTTGTAAACTCTACACCATCAGCAAGAGATGCCAATTTTTCTTTCTGAGTGTCAGCAAGACCTTCAGCAATTGCGCTAACAATTACGGTCTTAGCAGACTCATTAAGACGATTTTGAAGTTCAATATTGCGCTTAACCTGTTCGTCAAGACGCGCTTCCATTTTACAAAGATCTTCAGACAGACCTTCGAGAACATCTACTTTCTCGTCAGGTACTGCGATATAATGCTCTTCAAAGAGATTCTTCAGACCAACGATGAAGTCTTCAGTAATCTCATTTCTGATGCCACGATCAACAGAGACTTGATTTTCTTCAAGCCACTTGGTGACCGCATAGTTCATAGTGCCGTTAACTTCTTCAGCAAGTTCCTTTTTAGAAACTTCAATTGCTTCGTTAACTTGTGCTGCAAAACCTTCTTCTAGTTTCGCCCACTCTTCGTTAAGACGAGAAGTTACAGCAGCTTCAAAGATTGTTTTTGCTTTAGCAGCAAAGTCTTCGGTGAGTTCGGTGCCCTCAGTTAGAGCAGCAACGTCTGCACTCATGTCTACAGATTCAAACTTAGGTTTGATTGGATAGGTTACACTGCCACCCATCTTGGTTCCGTAAGCAATTTCTGCACCGAATGAAGGAGCAGTGCCGTTAGGAAGATCGGTATTACTAGCGCCACGATTGGGTTCGCCAGAAATACCACCACCGATAGGAGCTGCTGCCTTAGCACCAGGATTCTCATCGCCATCCTCATCATGCTCGTGAGGAGTTGTGGTTACACTATTAACTTCTTGTGGTGCTGCTTGTCCAATGGCAACGCCAGGTTGGATTGGTGCAGCATGTCCAGTTGCACTTTCACCTGATGCTGCTTTAGCATTTACAGCAGTTTGGGATTGTCCAGTAGCAGCAGAATCACCAGGGAGCACAGCGGCAGTCACTGTAGGCATTGGGTCTTGACCCGCCTCAGCGAGGACAGCGGCGTGCTCACTGGCAAACTCCTCAAATTTTTCTTTAAGCATATCTGACATTTGAGTTTCCCCGTGTTCGTTGTTGATTTAATCTATAGTTTATTTAGGAATTTATGAAATTAGAGCGCGGAAATAAGACGCTCAAATGCTTGGAGGGTTTTTTCTTCCAACTCGAAACGAGAAGAGTTATCAATTTCTGCTTTCATTTCAGCAATATGTTTCTCTTTAAGAAGTCCATTATCCCACACCCACTCCTTACCTTCCATGATGCCATTGACAAATGCATCAGGCGCGGAAGGATCAGCAACGATATCTGCCGCTGTAGCAAGCATAAAATCATCCATAACATAAGAAGCACTTTCCTGTCGGTCAATACTTCCCATGCCTCTAGATGACACACCCAACTTGACTCCTTCACCAAGCAAGGATTTAGCGATGTTACCCATGGGTGTCTCAAGGATTCTTGCCTTGCCCATGAAGTTTTTACCCTCTGCTTTCAATGATGTGATTCTATGAGAAACACG